GTGTTGGCAGAGGTGGCAGATGCTGCGGATTGCGCTGCGGAGGTAGCGGCATTGGAAGCTGACACTGAGGCTTCGCCAGATTTTGTAGTCGCAGTAGCTGCGCTCGCTGCTGCATTTGTCTCTGAAGTTGAAGCCTCTGCGGCTTTAGTTGTCGCTGTCGATGCACTATTTACACTCGTCACTTTGGAGGCTTCACTTGCAACCGCACTAGCGGCTGAAGCATTCTTTGAAACTAAAGCTGCGGCGGCAGAAGCAGCAGAATTAGTCTCTGCGGTTTCCGAATTAGTCTCCGCAGTTTCAGCATTTGTTTCTGCGGTTTCCGCTTGAGTTTTCGCTGTCTGGGAAGCCACTTTGGCAGCTTCTGCTGCTGCGACTTGTGCGGCTATACCGGAGGCAGAAGTTGCTGCATCGGTTGCTGAAACAGCGGCTGCATCTTCGCTTGCTTTTGCTGCTGCCACAGAAGACTCAATTGCATTAGTCTCCACTGGCGTGGCTCCACTCTTAGCATAAAAAGAAGAGTTGCTTGGAGAAGTCGATTCGTTAGAAGCGTCACCGTCAGTTGGCTCAGCGCCACTCTGGTTGTAAAAAGAAGAATTGCTCAAAATAAAAGCCTCGCCTGCGGGGGTGATTTAGGGGAATCAAAAGTTGTAGGTTGGCCGAATACTTTGGAGCGTCCCGCTAGTCTCAGCATCGTTAGCTTGCTCTTGTAGCTCAGCCATAAACTGAATAAACTTTTGAGAAAATAATTCCGCACGGTCATCTAAATAATAGTCACTAGCATAAGTAAGTGCAGCGTAAGTAATTAAGTCTGGTGCAATAGCCGCTAAAACATTTTCATCAGTATCGCTAGTCATATCGGTAAATGATGCATAGTAGTTAAGCGTCAGACTGTCGGCGCTAGGGTGCGGGTAAAGCAAAAGAACGCCCTGCTCTCTGGCAAAGAAATTTGGTGTCCCTGATTCACCGCCAGCTTTTAATGCAGTCATTTCACGCATTGGTAGCCTAGAAAGCGCAGTGTTACCAAAGTAAACATCAATAGCTTCTAGGAAGTCTGATGGTAGGTTTACCTGAGACGTTGCACTAGTGAAGCTGTAGGTGTGCTTTTTTTCCATAGAGGGAACACGCAGACTTCTTTGAATCCTGGTGATGCCTTGGTCAATAAACGTTTCAGCTAAAGCATCAGTTATATCTGAGCGATTAAGTAACGCTTTGAAGTGGGTACGGATTTGTCCGTAGTTCATCTTTTACACCTGCTTTTTAGTCGTTATGAAGGCGTTTAAATCCTGTTGCTTGAGACGCATCAAGATAGCTTTTGGAGTTTCTTTCATCATGTCAAAACCTTCACGCAGCCACTGCTCATAGACGGACACTGGGACTTCGGCAACACTCATAAACTCACCTTCGTTCTGGTTGAGGGAGTTTTCGCGCTGTCTTCGTAGAGTGTCTAAAAAAGCTGGTGGTATAAACTGCTTTTGCTCGATGACATTTTCGTCACCTTTGTTTTCAAACATGAATCTATTTTGAATATCGTGGTAGATTGGTGTGTCTTTTTTTAACATTTGTTACGTCTCCTTAAAAACTAAAAAGGGGACGGAAAATCAGGTAAGTTAAGGAGAGCAAAACCCTTACCGTCATCCCCGCCCCCAATCATCTAGCTAGGACTTAGAATATTAAGAAAGTCCAGTGATCATGCCGCTATCCGCAAAGCTGGTGTGCTTCACAGATACTTCGCCAACAACCATGTGCTTATCGCTGTCACCAGTCTTGGCTAACAGAGTACGGCTGAATGGACGTAGCACACATTGCTTGAACATTGAGGGATCAATCAGGTACGCATTAGTCGCAAGATTTTCACGATTCATCACGACCTTAAAAGTACCGTATGCGGTCACGAGTACCGATATGGTGTTCACAAGTGTCTGGCTTGCACCAATGTCTCGCTCACGGCCAGAGGCAGACGCAAAGCCGCCAATGATTAGGCTGTCAGCAGGCTTGATCATTAGTACTGAAGGATCAGAACCGTTGGTGTAGCAAGTCTGTGCTAACTCAAGCAGCTTAGCTTCTGTAAGCGCATCGGTACTGTTGGCACCAGCATCTACTGTAGTAGAAATCTGCTGGTCAATTGAAGCCATCTTACGCGCAGTGTTGGCGTTGGTATTTACCGCTGCCTGAGATACACCGACCATTGACTTTTCTACGTCTTTCTTAACCTGCTTTAAAACTTTTGCCAAATTATACGCAGTCGATTTAGCGCGGCCATGAGTAGCAACTGCGTCAGAAGTCGCTGAAACTTGAAAAGATTCACCGATGATCTGAGTGACGTTTGAACGAGAAGTAGGCTGAGAAACGGCGGTCATTGAAGCATCCGCGCCTTCTACGAGGCCCGCAGCAGAACTTGCTCTCAAGTCATCCTCAAGCCAGTCAAAGTTACGAGCAGATACTTTCTCGCTTTTGATCATGGTTTGGAAAGGAGTTGCAGAGGGAGATATGTTGGCTATCGAGGAAGAGACATCTTCTTTTTTGCCGACAATTGCATATGTTGTTAAGGTAGTCATGTTAATTTTTTCCTAAGAGATAAAATAAAAAGTTGAGTTATTCAGCGTCCCAATTTGCCATTAGCATTTCTGCAATGTCATCTAAATCATTACCTCCACTTGGACTGTTCCGCATACGTTCTTGCGCTGCCTTCTGCTTGCTGAGACGTTGCTCAGTTTTATTGGGCGGGGCTTTCTTGCTGCGTAGAATCTTTGTGGGTGCTTTAGCTTTCTTGGTCTTGGCTACCTGCTTCGTCTTGTCAAACATCATTGCTTTATGTAGCAACATGATCACGTTAGGATCGGTATACTGATTGACTGATTCGGCGGGCAACCCATTACTGATAGCATGCTGCCTTATGTCGTTGTACAAATCTGTACTCCACTCAGGCAGTTCCTTTTGGAGAACCTCAATACAATGCTTTGCACTTTCTTGTTGCTGTGCTGCTTGTTTGTTTTTCAGTTCACCATAGAAACTATCAGCTTCCTCTTGGAAGAATTTAAGATCGCTTTCTGCTGCTTTTGCTTCAGCGCGTAAGGCCGCAAAGTCATCGGGATTCATTTGCCGTGAGGCAACTAACATATCGACTTCTTCGTATGGCTGGTAACGCTCTTGAGCGCGAGTCAACATAGCTTGTAATGATGCATCTGCGCGTTCCAGTGCTTCATTGGCTTCTTTACGTTGGGCTGCTGTTTCTTGAGACTTTCTTGTGAGGGATGCTTCTTGGCCGTAGAGTCTTTTGAGGTCTTTCAAAGATGCCTGTTTCGTTTCGCCATCAACCTGAAGTTCAACAACAGTATCGTCAGAAAGATTAATTTCTTCTGATTCTTCTCCTGCTTCTTCGTCGGTATCCTGGGACTCTTCAGGGTCTTCTTCAGACTCAACTTCTTCTTCGGTTTCTCCATCTACCTCTTCTTCAGATTCCTCTACTACAGTCTCTTCTTCACTCGTAGATTCATCTGTCGCCTCTAACTCACTTTCTTCAGATGGCTGACTTTCATCAGCGTCTTCCCAGCTTGCTAAAATGGCTTCTGCCGTTTCATCGACACTTCCTGAATCAAAGCTTTCTTGCACGTTATCTATTGACATGGTGCTACTCCTCTTCTGTTGTTTCTTTCTGATTAATCTGATCGCGCACTTCTACCTGTTGGCGTAGAGTGTTAACCACATCGGACAATGCGCGGTAATGGTTATATGCTTCTTCTCGCTTCGAGGCTTCGTCTGGAGCAGAAGCTAAAAACGCTTGGATAGTAGAATCTGCTAAAGTGTTTACTGTACGAAAAAATGCTTCTGTACCAAGTAAAGCCTCTGCTTCGTCACCAAAATTTACTAATGTTTCTTCGTCACTCATGTTACCGCTCTCCTTATAAGAACAATGTTATTTGAATGGGTTATCCATTCGGTGAAGCGATAGCCGTGATCTCATCTGCCTGCTGTGCAAGTAGAAGTTCTGCGGTATCAATTACTTTCTTGTGATTGAGTTGGGCTTCATTCAGATCAACCTTGTCGCTTTGTATAGCGAATTGGTTCTCTGCCTTCAGACGCTCAAGCTCCAGTTTCATCTGCATGTTCTGGGCTTCCATCTGTGCCTTCATCTCACCCATTGCTGTCTGACGCTCTTGAACTTCAAGCTGCTTTTTCATTAACTCAAGCTGGAGTTCTTGCGCTGGATCAGGTTGCTCTGGTGGCAACTGTTCTGGGTTAGTTAGGTACTCAGCAACATTCTTAATACCAGACATCTCCATTACTTTAGAGATTAGCTGGAACTGGTTCTGAGGGGTGTACATCTTTTGTAGACTTGGGTCTGATTGAAAAACTTGGTGCATAGCCATGTACTTCTTGCTTTCTTTCTCTTGCTCACCATAGCCAAGAGATAGCTCAACAGTCACATCCCGCTTATCAGTCCAAGACGTAGGGTCAATCTCAACGTAATCACCGCCAATCTCGACTAACTTAGCTTGGTCTTCGTTCTCAATGACTAACTGATAAATCAACTGATAGAGCGGCTTGACGAACTGATTAGCAAAGTTACGCGCTATGATCTTTTGGCGCTGCTGAGACATAGTAGCTAACTGCTCTACCATAGCTGCTGAGTTTTGCTTGGACACAGCATCTTTATTTAAGCCCTGACTCAGCTTACTGACACCAGTAGTATCTTCCATGTTCGACTCAAGCATCGAGATCGTCTGGAAGGTAAATGGGTTCAGCGGGGACTGGATCATTGGGGCAATAGCGTCAGGCCGTGTCACATTGACTAGCCCACCTACCCTATTGTCGATAAGTTCCTTTGGATTACTTAGACCACCTTTTAACACTGTGTAACGAGGGTTATTAGTGATCATCGCATGGTCAAGTATCGACCGTGTAAGGACTGTTCGTGCATTCTGGGTAGCAACCAGCTTGTCAGCAAAGTTATTACCGTAGAAGGCGTGAGGGATCGGGAGCGGAACAAACGTAACGAATGGTTTTCTATTAACCTTCTCTTTTTCAAGAAGCACATTACCGGCTTTCATTATCTTATATAGTTCAGCAACTCCCGACCCCTCAACGTCTAACTCCATGTAGACTTCATGCACCATCACCGATCTAACTTGATCTTGGTAACCGTGTGCATTGAACCCTCTATCTGCATTGATAGAGTCATGGCGAGATAGGACTTCAAGGTCAGTATCTAAGTCCACATCAGTGTGATCGCCAATATTAGAAAGAAGTTTCTCTGAGTAACCCATTAAGCGAAGGTCAGAAAGTGTTTTCTTAGTTCGGTGGGCGCAAAACAAAACACTGTCTAGAGACTTTGCTTGTGACTCGATAAGAAATTCTTCAGGAGGGATATTTTCGATACAGACTTGGCTAGTATCTCTTGTTATCCGAATCTCACCAGATGTCAGCCCAAGCTCATCTTCTTCATGCTCACCCAGTTCAACATTATCCTGGGACAACAACATATCGAGTTCATCTTCAGTAAGATTCTCGAAAAACTCAGAAGTTGTCTCTTCTTGCTCTTGCCAGAAAACTTTAGAGATACCTGCTCTGGCAATCAGTCCATCATGAATAACTGAGGACATTACAGAGTACAAATCGTTTTGCCTGAAAGCCACATAGTCTGCATAGGCAGAACATAGTGAAGCCGTCTTTACATCTTCCGCAGACTGAGGATCAAAATGTACTATCTTGTTTCCGGCTGAGAAGGTTTCTAAAAGCGCCGCCTTCATAGACTCTACTGCATTCCATACATCTAGAGAGACATATTTAGAGTTGCCATCGTGAATTGGCTTTGGCATGGCACCGGAGTAATACTCCATTACGTTGGCACGTTCACGGCTCAGTTCACTATCGTGGTAACCAACAGAACGTCCCACGCTGTCATCACACAACGCGATTATCTCTGCGTCAGAGAGTTTCTTGTAGTCCTTTTTCTTTGCCATATTTAAACCATTTCAATATAAAAATTATCTGTAGATTCCACTGGAGTCCATGCGCCAGTGTGAACATGATTAGCAAGTGCAAGAGCCATTACGCAGTCATCAAAGCATCCTGCTTCTGCTTGCATAGCTCCACTCTCAGTCACGATGTACGAAAGCATTTCGCGTAGAGTCACCTTGCAATTAATTTCCAACTGCTCTTCACGCATCGCTGCGCGGAGTTGGTCAATGATCAAAGGTTTAGTCTTCTGAGTCGTTGTGAAACCAAGTTTTGTAGTCTCTCGGTCTGTCAGCTTGTCTATCTGTGTTTCAGTGTAAAAGTTGGGGTAAGCCATATCTTTACCTAACCGTGTACACGTTAGGATGCCGTGTGAGTTGTTCTCCACACAGATAAAGGCTTCGTTGTAGTATTCGCCAAGTGCGTATAACACTTCAGCAAAGTAATCAGGATGGGCATGGCCTCTCCAAGTAGCTACTTGGCGCTTCTTAGAGTCCAAGACTTGGCAGACAGAGTAGTCCCCGCCCCTTACACCCATGGCAACATCAGCGCCGATGACGTACTGCTCACCTTCTTGGTGCTTTCTATAGGTACTAAGTTCGCCTCTTGCATTGTTAATAAACTCGCCGCCCTCAAGCGCAAGACGCTCGTTTAGGTCTCTGGTTTCTTTTAGCTTCTTAGATAGCTGCTCTGGGTTAAACACAGGGCGGCCAGTAGTGAGAAACGCTTCATCAGGTTCGCTTGGATACTCTTGTCTAAAAAGATCAATGCCGTTCTGGGCTATCTTTCTACGCCTAAACATTAACTGCTCATCGTCTAAAGAATAAAGTTCGGCTAAGTCTTCTTCGTCAGGAGTTCTTTCAAAGTTGTCAGAGACCGGCTCACGATAATCAACATCAGTGAACCAAGGAATAAACACAGGCACATAACCATTAGACCCATCCACTGCACCACGCCATAAATCCGCAAATATACCTGTTGCACCATTCGCTGTACTTTCGACAAAAATAGCTGTGCCTTTGGCATTTGGGACAGCCTGTGTAAGACCGTTCCAGTTATCCAAGGCAGTACTCTTTTGCCAGAATGCCAGTTCTGACGCATGTACATGGGTAAGTGTCTCACCACGGCCAATGCTCTCACCGCCAGCCGTTGCCACAACAAAACTAGAATCGAGAACGTCAAAATTCATCTCCCGTCTAGAGGAATACTTTGTGTGTGGCTTTAAGATGTCAGGGCAATGCTCATGGAATCTTTTGGTCATATCAAACAGAGCGCGAGTAGAGTCAGCGTGGTGTGTAATAACCATTGCCTTACACGCAGCCTTTTGACTTACAGAGAAATAAAGGTAGCCACCAGTGTAAGTGGATAGACCCTGCTGCCTAGCCTTCAGGATAATCACACGGACTTTACCTTCGGTGGCTATCTGATCTTCGACTGCTTTGTTAAGTATTTGCTGTGCTGAATTTAACTTGAGGGGGGAAATGTCACCTAACTTTGTTCTTATCTTTAAAGAGGCTTTGGAGTAGTAACCGAAGTCATTCAGTAATCTCTTCCGTACCTTCGCTAGTTTCTGGTGCATCGGGCTGCTCATCCTCTTGCAATAGTGAAGCTAAGAAATCTTCTGCTCTTGAGATAGAAACATCAGATTTAGCTGCTGGCTTACTTTTTGTGAAGTCCAGTACCAACCTTGCGGCTGCAAGACGCTCTCTGCTCTGGCCGTCTAAGCGCATTACTTCTACAGCGGTAGTCAGAGCCTCTTTTTGATACTCATCTTCAATATTAAATTTATCGCTCATAATCTTTACTACCTTCTTGGCATCAATTTTCGCTTGTGTTCGCAGTGGCGCAATGGTCTCCGCAGTGTGCCCGTCAGGAACTCCTACTGGCCTTCCCGCGTTTTTTCGGGGCTTGGTTGACCACTGCTTCCTTAATGCCCTTCCCTCTGGGGTGGACATCAGTGTCGAAAAGTAGTGACTGCCCTTCGGGTTGGCTTTTTTCGGATACTTCTTTGGCTTTGGGGGTGATTTTGCGCGTTGCTTTCTTTTTGGCTTGGTTTCCATCAGACGATTTTTCCTCAAGTAATGATTCAAGTATTTTCCTAGTGTTACCACAAGAGTTGCAGTACATCTCTGGTGGTAACTCGTATTTCATCTCTTTGTATATCTGGATGCGTTGCGAGGGGTCTAGGTAGTCGCTTTTTTCTATTTCTTGGATCGCCTTAAAGTACAGAACTAAGTCCATTGCTTTAGTGTTCACATAACTCTCCTTATGTGGGCTTGGTGTTTAAACTGGTTGGAGTTCTGGTGTCTGGGAGTTACTAGGAGCATTCCTGCCACGCGCACTTTGCTGCTGTTTTACTCTATCCCTATAAGGATTAAAGTAAACCTCCATGCTCTGCGTAGGTACACCAGCTTTTATTAACTGGCCTTCAATAAGAGCAAGAGTCCCTAGTGGGTCTTTGCCTAAGTTGTTACCCAGCTTATCTAAAGCAGCGTTAAGACGTTTCTTATCAACTTCTGCAACAGTAGAGTCCTGCTCTAACTCAGCTTTAAGCTCCGCTACCATGGCTTTATTATCTTGAGTACCGCGCTGGTATCCTGGAGTTTCTTGGCCACCTCCAGATACAAGGATTGCCTGTAGCTTGGCAATATCTTCAGGGACTCTTACCCTACGCTTTCCTACGGTGTCAGGGTTCTGTTCAATCAAGCCATTAATAACTCTAAGCGCACCAAATCCAGAAACCTTTTCGCCAAACTTCATGCTTTCTATTAGGTCTTCCATTTCCTGACGAATGGTTGGGTCTAAATCAGGATTAGCTAGTTGCTCTTCTATAGTAGCCTCTAGCCCCGCCCTATCCATGCCAGTAAACCGCTCATAGTAGCCTTGTGGGCTTTCTGGGTTCGCTGGATTGTTATTGACGTAGTTGTAGTAGTGCTTCATGCGCTGAGCGGCCTTGGCTTGTGCGGCTTTTGCCAGCGCCTCTTCATTAGCTTTCTCTGTCTTAGCCAAATTTTTATCGCGCTCGCCCATGCCAGTTACCTGACCGAAGCCATCACCACCTTTGTTCTTAGTGATGTAACGCTTGACCTTAGAGCGTCTACCAGTGATCTTGTCGATCATACGTCCACCAAGGAACACGCCTGCTTGAGCAGGAATAGAAGCGCCACCTGTAGAAGTCGCTAGTCCAACATTCCCTAAACCCTTCAAAGCATTAGTCACAGCTTGCTGGCCAGAGTAATTAGTACTGGTTGGCAATGGGTTAGATAGGTCAGTGTATTTAGATACACCCCCTACAAGTCCATCGTTCCATACTTTAGTTTGCTCTTGGCTTTCTTTGACTAAATTTAGTAGTCGCTTGCCATCTGGACTGCCGCTTACAAGGCGCTTTAGTATCGCAAAGTCTTTTGCTCCCACAACAGATTTTGTCTTGTTACGGGCTTGCTTCAGCATACTTTTGACTTTGACTCTATCTGCTTTTTCTTGTGAGGTAAGAGTTTTGTCGTTAGGATTTAAAAAGGCTTTTAAGTCTTGCTCTAAGTTTTGAATTTCTGAACCTATCGATGCATGAGCTGCATCTATTAGCGCACGGACACCAGTTTGTGACGTAGTGTCTAAATCGTTAAGATCATAAGTAACGCCGTCAGCATTACCATCGCGAGCAAGAGCATTTAGCCTTTGTGCAAAAGTAGCTTGGGCTGCACGATCACTGAGATTGGCTGGTTTACCGCCTACGATTGCCGAACCAGTGCCCATGACACCCTGCGCTGCCAGAGAATTAGTAGAACCAAGAGCAAAACTTTCGATACCACGGTCAAGCACTTCTCCTTCCGTGTATTCACCGCCTCTAGAGGCAGCGCCTGCCATTGAAACGCCTTCTTGGGCCACTTCTGTTGCCCCTTCTACTGCGGTTCTTTTAGCTACTTCCTTTGCAGCTTGAGCGTAGCCTTTTTCGGTAAGTTCTTTAACTATTTCATCAGGAGTCATCTTTAAAAGCTTTGACTTAGGGATGACTTTACCTGCACCAAACTTATCTAAGATGCCTATCAAGATTCCCTGGCCAACCGCTAAAGAAGAATCGTAATCCCCTACTTTTTGCTCTTGTTCAAAGGCTGCTTCACCAGCGCCCATGGTTGCACTTCCAGCCAAAGTACCGATTCCTAAGATAGCTGCTGCTGGAGCGGATACAGGAGCAACAGCGGCTGTAGCAACACCACCGATTAAGGCGGCACCCCCAGACACAGAGTTCTCTGCGGTCTTTTCACCAAGCCAACCAATGGCTGAACTTAGCCCATCTTCGTTAAAGGTGTCGCGTAGAGACTTTGTGTATGAGGGGGTGTATTTACCCTTGGCGATGTCTTCGTCTTGCTGGGCAACAACAGAAGTACCATAGTTTTCAATCTGCGGAGATGCAGTGGCACGGCCTAATGCTTCTAGACCCTTCCCGCCCATCCTCTGGGCTTGGTCTATAGAGTACTCAAAAGCATTGTCAGGCTTAGATACTCGCTTTCGCATTGGGCGCTGCTCTATATACCCCCCAGTTTTATTTTGCTGGGAGGCTTGCTCCTCTCTGTAGGCATCTGCGAGTAATTGGGCATCAGCAGTGTTTCCCGCTTTGTCTGCGGCAGATAGTGCGTTGTAAATCTGAAGCAGACGTTCTGACATTTTTTACTCCATCATTTTTGTTGAGGGTACTTTTCTAAGTAAGCTGCAAGTACTGAATCTAACTCAGCGTCAGGTGCAACAGCATTTATGTAGCGACCATCAGCACCGACACCTCCTGAAGCAATATTAGACATTTTGGCTGCAATGTTGCGCTGCATAGTCATCCAATCAATCCAAACTTCTTCAGAATCGGTAATCTTTGGCATTGGCGATAAGAACAAGTCCATTTCTCTGTTAGAAATTGCACCTTTCGTCTGTTCTACTTTAGTCAATGCAGCGTCAACTCTTTGGTCTTCAAGTCTAAGCCTAAGATTGGCCTCTGGAGCGCCTCTTGCTCTGTCTAGTAGATTGCCCACGGTGCCATCTAATGGCCCAGTCACGTTGTCACCCGCTGCTGTCAAATCATTGATAAGTGTATCTAGGCTTTGAATGCGGAAATTGCGGGCAACTTGAGCATCAGATTTTTCGATAGCAGCCTTCATTGCCGCAGAACTTTGTCCTGTTGCCTGCAAACGCTGTATCTTTCTATTTTCTTCTGCTTCATAAGCCTTTTGATCATTCTCGTATTGAACTTGCTCCAAGCGTCTATTTTCGTCTTGGATTCCACCGTAAGCGGCAGTACCTGCATTTATCGCTGCAAGAGCGCCATCGCCTGAAGCACCTGTGATTGCGCCACCGGCTCTGATCAACATTTCAGATAGACCAATTTTATTACGAGCAACAGATAAGGAAGCCGCGTCTCTCTTGTTACCAGTAGCAGTTCCAGAGCGGTCTACGCTCGCGGCTTCTCCAATCTGTTTTAAGACATCCTGTTTACCAGAGGTTTTAACAGCATCAGATGCCAAGACACCCTCTGTCTCAGAGTTAGCGACTTGAGTAACAGGCTCGGTGGTTAAAGCGTCATCTGTAACAGCCTCTGGAGTCAAAGCGCCATTACCTACTTGAGACAATGAATCTGAGTACTCTTGTTTAAAAGGGCTAGACACTTGCTCTGCTGGGGCTGGTAAATTTCGGTATCTAAAGCCTACCTCAGTGTCCTCTGGCATACCTAGAACACCTCTACCTAAATTACCTGCACCAAGTAAGCCGTCAGCAGTCAAGTCGTACCCATGTTTATAGGCAGGCTCAAGAACATGCTCGTAAAGGGCATTGGCACCTTTGTTGATACCCGTGCCTGCTGTGTGAGCAATTGTCGGGTTATTTTCTATAAACTCACCTAGGGCACCCATGTGACTAGGGTTTGGAGAATAGTTTTCAGGTAGTTTGTTTTTTTCGGCAAACGCTTGTAAAGCAACATCCCTTTCAGCAGCGTTAGGGCGATAGCCTTCTCGCATCAAGCGTTCTCTTTTAAGTATTTCTTGCTGTTCTGCAAGCGACACGTTCCTCTGGTAATCAGGTGATCCGTAGTTCACTACGTTACCAAGGATTCCGTTCATAATAGCCATGTTTTAATATCCTGTTTTAAAAGCCGTTCCACATGCCGCCACGAGAATTTAGTGTTGATAGATCGCCTACCCCACCACCGCCACCACCAGCATTACCGCCGCCACCAGCATTACCGCCGCCATAGTAGTTCCCCATTTTCATCCCAATACCTGCACCTTGCATAGCACCGCCAAATGCCGCTGCACCAGGACTAGCTGTAACTTGTATCGGGTTTTGCGGAGAGTTGTAATCTGCTTGTCCTAAAATACCTTGCTGATACTTAATTCCTTGGTTTAAGGCGAAGTCACGGCTGTCTTCAAACCTAGCGCGGTTATCGTTATAACGGTCTTGCGTAAATCCTCTGAGATTAGCCCCAGCGCCCGTCATAAAGTCACCCATCGTACCCATGGAGTTAATACCCTGTCTGTATGCGCTAGACATGCCCTCATTGGCCATCATTCGGTCTTTAAACTGCTGGTTCTGCTGGTCAAGAGATTGACCCATAAGGTTCTGGTTAATCGTAGAGGTAACATCTGCCCTTCTGTCATCGTAGGCACGGTTAGCAATTGCATCTTGGACACCAGCGCGACTAGAGTTTATGTTTCCTGTGCCGCTGGCATTTTGGTTTATACCTGTAAGGGTATTCTCTTGGAGGTTTCGGGTATCGTTCCGCATAGCAGCATCAACTAGACCGCCAGAGTTATTCAAAGCGTAGTCTTGGGCGGTCTTAATGCGGTCATCTTGGGATGCGTTGTAGAGATCATTAAAGTTTTGCCCAAAACCTTGGCCTGACTGGGTAAGGTTGTATGCACCCTCTGCACCCGCAGCACCCATGTTGCCAATGTAGTTATTACCTGCTATCTGCATTGCGTTAGGGTCAGCCAAGGTCTTACCAGTGTACGCGCCACCAGCTAAAGAATCGTTGTAAGCAGTCTCGGCGGCGTTGTAGCTGCGCTCTATGTAAGGCTTAGAGAATCGAAAAGACTCTGCTTGCATATTAGCTGCATCTCTCTGTGCGTTTGCGGCTTGCTTACCGCCTAGATATGATCCAGCGCCGCCTATTACCCCACCAATTACTGCTGCTGTTATAAATCCCATTATGTGTTCTCCAAAAAAAGTTTGAGGTCAGGTTCTTCTAGCCCCATAGATGTATAGGAAGGGGCTATAACCTCATCCTCCATTTGTTCTAGTTTGTCTTCGCCTAAGTGTTTCGTGATATGCACATTGGTCAGGATGGAATCCTCCAATGCATGAAAAGCACGTTTTGCGCCAATTGGAGTTACCCATGTGTGCGGGGCTTTCATGTGTACTTTCCCAGTAGACGAAACAACTAATAGCTCACCTTTTAAAAGGAAAGTCATATGTGAATGCCGGTGTATTTTGCCTACAAACGTCATCCCTTTCGGGACAGTCAGTTCTCTGGTGTATATACCGCAGCCATACTCTTCTATTGCATCCGTATAAAAGTGACGCAGAGAAGTTTGGTCTATGGCGCACTCATCACCCCCCGATCTAACGGATTCATTTATAGTATTTTCTAGGTGAGTAACTGAGGCTTTTAAGGAGTCGGCTACACTAAGATTACCCATAGTGTGACTCCTTTAAGTTAGCTTGGTGGTGTTGGCCAGACTATATCGCTTATCGATATGCAGTCAGAGTTGTCAGCAGGGACATTACGCAGGGCTTGTCGGTAAGTAGCCCAAGCAGCCTTTACTCCTGCGTTAAAGACCACATCAGGCATGTGTGTCCAATCGCAATCTGCTAAAAGTTTATCTCTGGTTATCCTGACCACATCTAAGATGAGATCAGTAGGGTTCGCAAGATCAACAACAGTCTCAATGACTTGGTTAAGTTCCGCATTGTATGTCTGAGCAACAGTCTGGGTAATGAGATCAACACTGTCAGTCGTAGGTACAAACTCTACCCAACCTGAAGGTACTGACTCAAAAGTTTGGGGGGTGCCTTGTGGCTCCCCGTCTTCTACTCTTATGTACATTAGACTATACCTACTGTTGTACCCGACCAATGGGCGGTGCCCGTTCTGGACTGATTGGTGGAGCTTGTACCGTTATCTGCATACATTTTTATTGACACTTTAAAACGTACAGAGGATGAAGTAGTGGGCGCACTGCCAATCACTGGGAGTGTTGTCCAAGAGTTACCACCTGCGCCTGTTTTATGGCGTAAAGTCTGGATAGCTGTGTAACTACCAGGACTACCATTAGTGAGAGTGGCGTACTCTAGTTTGACGTATGCTGTGTCGGTTGCGAATGCTCCGTCAAAAACCATGTTTAACAAAGGGATGTGCGCCTTTGACCCGCTGTTGGCAGGACAATCTACAGTCAACAGTTCCCGATAGCCTGCCGATGTACCACCAAAGGTCTTTGAGGCGCTGCCAGAGAACACAGAAGTGGCACTGATAGTCCCACCGACATTGCCTACTGTTAGGTTCTTGATATGGGCAGCTTCCATAGTCACAACACCATTGGTGATGTCGAAGACTTGTGTGCCAGCCTGTCCAGCAGAATCCGCTGGGTCAATAATCGTAAACTTGTCAGCGAGAATCTTAAATGTACCAGTGGTGCCATTGTTATTTTGAGAAAAGCCTGTGACATAGCCATTTGAGTTCAAGGTCACGCCATACTTAGCAAGCAGGGTGTTGTCAGCCGCTGCACGAACAGATGCCTCAGTAGTCACCGAAGCCGTTATCGTATTATCAGCAGCAATCCTTGCATTAGCTTCAGCAGTATCCGCAGCAGCCCTTGCAGTTGCTTCAGTAGTGACACTGGCAGACACAGTATTAATGCTTGATGCGTTAGCCGTATCTGCATTCGCTCTGGCGGTTGCTTCGCTAGTCACAGCAGCAGCAAGCGTGGTGTTATTGTTTGTAACTGTGGATGTTAGTGACGTTATGTCACTTGCTAAAGCTGTATCTGCATTTGCCCTTGCTGTTTGCTCACTGGCAATAGCGGCAGCATTCGTGGAGTCACCTGAAGTTACTGTAGCCGTAAGATTAGTTATGTCAGTCGCTATAGCAGTATCTGCATTTGCCCTAGCAGTCTGCTCCGCAGTAATAGCCGCAGCATTAGTAGAGTCACCAGAGTTAACTGTGGCCGTGAGGCTTGTGATATCTGATGCTAAGGCAGTATCAGCAGTTGCACGAGCAGTTTGTTCGCTCGTTATTGCCGCCTCTGCTGCTGTAATGTCGGTGCCCTGCTGGGTGACCGTAGCTGTTAGCGTTGTGATATCCGTGGCTAAAGCTGAGTCGGCATTGGCTCTCACAGTCTGCTCAGAAGTTATCGCAGCAGCATTCGTGGAGTCACCAGAGGCTACTGTAGCCGTCAAGTTGGTTACTAAAGTGGCTAGTGCAGAGTCAGCAGAAGTGCGTGTAATGGCTTCTTGAGTGATTGCTGCGGTGTTGGCTCCTGTGGTACTCGTAAGTGAAATAACACTCTGTTTTACCTCAGTAACACCATCGTCCAACACCTTAGTCTGCTGGCCGTTAGTCTCCAAACTGTTTTCTAAACGCTGTAACTCGTTGTCTAAGTAGCCGCCTATCTCGTAGGAACCGCCAGTACCTTTCTCAGCCTGATCTTTCATCAGTACCGGACGGGGGTGGCGTTTGTAGCCAAGGATTGGAAGCTGAGACATCGCTACCTCCTACCAGTAGTTAATACATCCAAATCAAAACCAAGGAAACTAAAGTCTTTGTTATCAGTGACAGCCATTTTGTAGCTCAAGTACCTGCCTGAGACCCTAGTGTCTATCTTGTAGTCAATTGCACCGTCAAAGGTGATGCTAGGAGAGTAAACGGGGGCAGACCCAAGCAGATCACTGGCACCAAAAGTAAAAAAGAATTGCTTGTTGGAGTTCTCAGTGTCTACTTGCGGCAAGATCATCTTAATGACCTTATAGCCGTTAAGTGAGGACATCTCGTCAAGATCAATCCCTTGCCTCTCTAGATAAGGGCTTTTGTTAGCTTCTGTATCTAAAGGGAAAGCAAGGCTACCAGTGTCACTTAAATCTAAGCCGTAAAGCTTGGCTGAAGTGATACCATCTACGCTGTTAGCCTCACCCACAAATAGGGAGTGATTGTCATAACCTGCTTCTTGGGTGTAGTAAGTACCACCAGTAGCATCATAAGAAGAACTAGAGTCTGCATAGGACACAGAGGAACTTACAGTACCTACAGTTGCACTAGAGACATTCGGTAAATCCATGAATGACCAAGTTTGCTTCTTATAGTTGAATACAGCCGCCCTATTACATCGTGCGCCATTAGTGTATTCAGCCATGTCATCACCTGACACATAGCAAAACATTACTTCGTCTAAGTCAGGGTTATGGTGCGTAAAGCATCTGTCAGTCTTAGCCGTGTTTAGGCCGCCAAAGATATACTCTTTGACCCTTTCATCGCAGATAGACTGGCGGGTGTGGCTATCGTGTATGTAGATATCATCGTGGTCAAACACATAGTGAGTACCATCGACTTCCTGTATACAGTTCTGGTTGATAACGCCACATTCACTAAAGAGTTTCCTGAAGTTGTGGATAAACGCACCGCCCACAAACTCCATGAGCCAAACTTGATCCTTAGAGTAAATAATAAAGTTTGTACCTAGGGTAGCCCCATCGACAATGCCTGACTGCATCTGCACTAGGTCATTGAAGCCAGCAGACTTAGTAGTGTCTGTAGCATCCCAAGAGTCTGGCACTGAGTTAGCCAAGGCCAAGTTGGAGTACCTGACCCTAGTAGGGTAAACCGTACCGTTTTCCGTACTGTTTAGTGCAAGCAAAAAGTCACCATAGGAACGTACCGACTCTGCTCTCCAATTGGAGTCCCAGTTAGGCAAAGCAGCAAAGCTAGAGCCACTATTAGCCATATATACAGGCACTTGGTCAGCCCTATTGATATACGTTATGTCAGCCAGATTAGTCCCTGTGACAGGGTTAGCACTGGCAGATGTAGTCGCTAGGCTACCTTGTAGACTAGATACAGCACCATTCTGGTAAGCCTTGAACTGGTAGGTGTCTGAGACCATAACTATGGATGCAAAGCCACCCCCGTAAGTACCAGGAATACCATAGGTAAATCTAGGGTTGAACCCTAGGCTATCTTTAACCTTACGAAACACAGGTGCCCTAGACACCTTGCCCTCATCGAACCTTACGTTCTTAGCCCTAGAGAAAGCATTGAGGGGGAGTGACGCTGGGCGTATATCAGTGATGACACCTATGGCACCAACATCTCTTATCTGAGGCAATCTTGCCATAGGGTATACCCTCTCTTTAGCTCCCTTATAACTGGGAACAGGTTCGGTATTAGTTAAGCTGTGCGCTTCCACATATAGACTGTAAGGAACGGCTGAACAATTGTGTGTGCTTGCCCACCCCCAGCATCTTGAGTAGCAATGGTGGCTGTAGGATCGCCAGGATTAGTGCCTGCTGGGTGGGTGTTAACGCCATTGTCATCTAGTTCCTGATACAGAATGTCGTGACTGTGTGCAGGCAACTCATTGACTGTAAGGGTGTGTGTCTTAGAGCCACCAGTGCCCTCTACAGTATCAAAGTCAACATCATTAGGGTCTAAGCCTACAAGCACCCTACCAGCCGCCATGGCTGCCCATGTGCCACCAAAGTGAGTCGCAGGGCTAGTAGCTACCACTGAGGTATAGATGCTGCCCACGGGGTATACAGCCAGCAGAGTGGCCGTGGTGGCCGCTGGTGCAGCCCCTATTAGAGACACTACTTCGTCACCCGTAATACCTGTAGCTAGGCTAGGAGCAGAGCCGTCTGTAGTGATGGCAGCATCCGCAGCCCCTATTAGTGTCTTAACTTCAGCACCAGTAATACCAGCAGTGAGACTAGGGGTGGAGCCGTCTGAGGTGATAGCCGAAACAGGTTCAGCAACCTTGGCATTAATCTCTGTGTGAGTGCCTGTGACAGCCCCAGCAATATTTGGGAACGTACCCTTGATAGTGGACTTGAGTAGTCTTAGGTGATCGTCTGCTTGTGCTAGGGCATCGGTTGCGGCAGGGTTTGACGTATTGAGGCTGTCAATGTAATTACCAGTTTCAAGTGCCATCGTGGGGGTTCCTATTAGCGTTCATTGACGGTTATCCAAATCTCATGGGTAAGAAAGGCCAATCTTATGTGCCTAAATTTACCTTCATAGGAGTCAAAGTTGACTTCAAACTCAGGGAGAAAGTGGAAGTAACCGAATGTCTTAAAGTCATTCTTAAAAGTAAATCTCATCAGGGGGTTAGCTCCTAGTACAGGGCTACTATGCCTGCCGCTGTAGTGCCTGTGGACTTAATGATGTTTGGGCGTATCGCCAGAGGTACACCTTTAGCTAAGTAAAACGTAGCAGTAGTACCATCGTCACCTACCACAGACACATTGCCTGCTGTAGTGGAAGCCACAATCTGCTTTGGGAGTAACGCTAGAGCATTGGTGTCATGGGGGGTAATGGGTGCCCATCGCTTAGAGGGGGACTCTACGCCATGGTAATGGGTTGCATATGGGTCAGACATTGGTGATGTCTCCTACAAGTTATATGGGATTAATCGTTAGTGTTTCTCTGGGGGGACTCTGGTTAACAAAGCCTAATAACAACAACAACAAGGCGGGGGTTTACCGGCATTTTTGAATTGCCATTGGATTTAGGCCCACGGGGTCACTTTTGGGCTAGGGAACCTAAAAATCGGGGCGCAATCAGCTAACCTATTGATTTACATAGGGTTATCAGACAACGGATATGCTATCTATTGCGCGGCTGCGGGTTGCACTGAGTAACTTAGGGCCATTGCCCATTGGTTTTACTCTGTGAAAAATATATTGGTGTAAGGCTACTATTATTGTTTACAAATGCGGTCGTATGGGGGTCACCATGGTTACCCATACCATGGCTGTAGAGGAAGCCGAACCATATTACCTATTAACCAACCTAAGTTATAACTAGAGACTAGGGTTCACTATATGCCGCTTTTCTTTAGTCCCTAGTGACCTTGGCTATAAACTATATGTAGGTATAAGTAGTAGTTAGACCTAAGACCAACTAAGCAACCTAAGACCAACTAAGCCAAACCATAGTTATCGCCTGTCGATCTACCGGATAACCTAAGACCATTACCCACCGCTTACCTACTATTTAACTTGAGTCTACCTATGGTCTGGAGTAGCCCATTGTGCGCGACGGCGTATACCGTAGGTTATATCATATAGGTGGACACAATTAGAAATGCTACAAAAGTCCTATTTATTAGCATAATCTCCTGTTTGTTCCTTTTATTGTCTTTTTATGCCCTTTGTGCTCTTTTAGCTGTTGATTTAAGGACACATAGGTAGTAAATTAGTACCTCATTCAGTTATTAGGTACTTTATATGCGTTATTTATCAGACAAAAAGACTACTCCGGTGGCTGGCTTGCCGCGCAGCCGTGGGTACATTATGTGGGAAGGCGCTAGTGTGTTGGATGGCTCACCTATAGCAGTCATAGCCACCATGGCGACCAGTAATGTAAAGACTGGCGACATGGTACAAACATGGATCATTCGCACAGATGTTAACCCTGTAGAAGCCACCAAGACCGGCCAAGATTCGGCTGTTTGTGGTAATTGCCCGCATCGCCACTACAACAAAGGCGCATGCTATGTAAATGTGGGCCAAGCGCCCAACGCTGTATATAAAGGTTACCACCGTGGCATCTACCCAGCTTTTGATCTAGCGCAGCATGGGCACCATTTTGCTGGCCGTAAGATTCGATTAGGCGCTTATGGCGACCCAGCAGCAGCACCCTTTGCCGCAATGGCATCTATTGCACTGCTTGGCACTGGCCACACTGGCTATACCCACCAAGCCAACCACCCCAACTTTGACCCACAGTTCTACTCGCTGTGCATGGTATCGGCTGACACCCCCAAGCAGGCACTTAAGTATCAGGCCCAAGGCGCTAAGACCTTTCGCGTGGCTATGGCTGGCGATGCGCTGTTTGATACCGAGATCGAATGTCTATCGGATAGCAAGGGCATCCAGTGCATTGACTGCGGCCTATGTGATGGCTCCACCAAGAATATCGCGATCACCGTCCACGGCTCGCGCTCTAGTAACTTCAAATCCAATCTAATAGAGGCTGTACAACTATGAATATCACACAAGCACAAGCAGTAATCGACCAAGCGCACGAAATGGGTCTGATCAATGGTACTCAGGCCATCTGGCGCAGCGAAATGATTCGGCGCAAAGAGCGTTATGGCGGCAAACCTATGTTTTGGGCTGAAGCCGGACGGATGCGCGCCAACCTTTTAGATGACCTACCCCCAGTGATTACAGCAGCAAATCAGGAGGTGTCAGCATGAGCAACTACAAAGCAAAAATAACAAGGGATTCTGAGGGCAGATTTTTTGCCCTCGTAGTCCGTGTGGACTTTGACGGTCAAGAATCAGTCACCAACGACTACCAATGTCGCCATTTCAAAACCGAAGCGGCTGCGCTGCGATCTACCGATAGATACATAGCCAAAACTAATCTAACTGAGGCGATATAACTATGAGCAATCTACAGACTACCTACACCAACACCAAAGAAACCAAGCGCGGCCTACGTATCTGGATTGAAGGCCAGAAACTTAGTCTTGTTGGCTTTGAGCCGGAGGCGCTCTATAGCGTTTTATATGATGGCATAGCCAAGCGTATCAGCCTGCACCTAGACCCAACCAATGGCGCTAAGCGCGTCACCAAATCAACCCGCAATGGGAAGGCGCGGCCAATCATTGACCTGCAATCAAATATGGTTAACTCAGTGTTTGCTGCTGGCGAGCGCCTGCGGGTAACCTTTACCGATGGGCTGATTATCATCGAGCAGCATCACGAGGCCAGCAGCCAAGAGCAGCGCGAGCAGCGATTCACTGAGCGCAGCCAATCAGGCGG